GAAAAATGGAAAAAAAGAAAAATCCGGCAAATTCTGGAAAGAAAAAAAACAGCCGTCCGGATTGGGACGCCATCCGGCGGGACTACATAACCAGCAACGACACACAGCCGGAATGCGCCCGGCGGCACGGCGTTAACGTGTGCACATTGCGGAACCACGCCGCGCGGGAACACTGGACAGACCAGCGCACAGCCTACCGCGGCGCCGTTAACGATAGGGCAATAGATACGGCGGCGACATGTTCCGCCTATCGTGTAGCGTCCCAGCTGACGGGGCTATCCTATGTTGTGGACGCATTGGAACGCGAGACGCGGAAAGCGTTGGAGGACGGCGACCAGCTGCACCGCTACCTAGTGCAATCGACCACCCGCCACAAAGACGGCACGACAGAAACCGCCTACAAGGACATCACGAGCGACAAAGTGGACACACGAGCGCTGCGTGACCTAACGGACAGCGTAAAGACGTTGGAAGCGCTGAAACGTTCGCTTCACGGCTTAGACACGGCACAGGAGCGGCACAGAAAGCAGATAGAGACGGAGCGCCTCGCCTTGGAACGTGAGCGACTAGCGTTAGAGCGTGAGCGCTTGGAGTTGACGAAGAAGCGAGAGGAAAGAGAAGCGGACGGCGTGAAGGGCGTACAGATTGTTGTAGGGGGTTACTGCGATGAATACAGCGAATAGTCGCCGACTGCAAACGGTGCAGCTTGGCACACCGTCACCGAAACAAGATTTATTTTTGCGTTGCCATTGTAAATACATTGGTTATGGTGGCGCCCGTGGCGGTGGTAAGTCGTGGGCGGTGCGAGTCAAAGCAATCTTGCTTGCTCAACGCTTCCCCGGGATTCACATGTTGATTGTGCGCCGTACCTACAAAGAATTAGAGGGCAACCACATTAGGACACTCAGGGCAATGACGCGGGACTTTGCCGCCTACAACAGCACGGAAAAACTGCTCACGTTCTCCAATGGTTCAACGATTGAGTTCATGTATTGCGCCAGGGATGCCGACCTTGACAAGTTACAGGGATTAGAGTACGACGTTATATTTCTCGACGAAGCCACACAGCTCAGCGAGTACCAAATGAGAACGATAACCGCAACCCTCCGAGGCGTCAACGACTTCCCGAAGCGCGTTTATTACACATGCAACCCAGGAGGGCAGGGACACCAGTATATCAAGCGCCTGTTTATTGATAAGCAGTATAAGCCGAGTGAAAACCCTAACGAGTATGCATTCATTCAAGCATTAGTGGATGACAATACAGCGCTTATGGAGTCCCAACCGGATTACCTAGCACAGCTTGAAGCACTACCTAAAGCACTGCGGGAGGCGTGGAGGTATGGGCGTTGGGACGTGTTCGCCGGGCAAGTGTTCACAGAGTTCACGGATGCGCCGGAACACTACGCCGACAAGCGCTATACACACGTGATTGAACCGTTCCCGATTCCGATAGGTTGGAACATCTACCGCGGGTTCGACTGGGGTTATTCCAAACCGTTCTCAGTTGGGTGGTATGCCGTAGCGCCGTCGGGCAGAATGTACCGATTCGCTGAATTGTACGGCTGTACTGGTGAGCCTAATGAGGGCGTGCAATGGACGGTTGACCATGTAGCAGAAGAAATCCGCCGCATGGAGGAAGAACACCCATATATGAAAGGGCGGCACGTGTTCGGCATTGCCGACCCCGCTATATTCGCAGAGGACGGCGGGGAGAGTATCGCGGAGACTATGGAAAAGCACAGAGTGTATTTCGACCGGGGCGACCATCAACGCATACCGGGGAAAATGCAATGTCATTACCGATTAGCCTTTGACGATGACGGGCGACCGATGTTTTACGTCTTTAACACGTGTAAACACTTCATTCGGTGTATTCCGGCGCTGATGTACGACGAGACACGAGTAGAGGACATAGACACATCACTGGAAGACCATAACTATGACGAGTGGCGCTATGTGTGCATGGCTAGACCGATAGCACCAAGGGAAATGCACCACAAGAAAATCATTGACCCGAATAACATTGACGACCCGCTGAACATGGTCAGAGACAAGGTAGAGGGACAGACTACAGACGACATATTAACGTTTTATGAGGTATAGAGCATGAAGAAAAATAAAGAGCTGCGGAAAGCAGAGACCGACAAGAAAAATAATCCGTTCGGACAGAAGGACGCAAAGGACGCAAAAAAGGACGCAAAAGCGGAGCAGAACGCACCCAAAGCGGAGCAGACACCGAACAGACAGCAGAGGGAAAGTCAACCGAGAGAACAGAGACAGAAGACCGAACAGAATAGACAGCCGAAGGAACAGACCAACAGAGAACAGCAGAGGGAACAGAGACAGCAGAAGGAGCAGAGGGAACAGCAGAGGGAACAGAGACAGCAGAAGGAGCAGAGGGAACAGCAGAGCGAACCGACCGAACAGCCGAAACCGACTGAACCGCACTTTACACCTGATAAAGTGTCAGAGGTGCTTCAGATTCTGCACGAGTACAAGGACGGAAAAACAACCGTCGACATGAAAGCAACCGAGAATCAGGAATGGTGGCGGCTCAGACATTGGAACGTCATTCAGGGCAAGACGGAAGCGGGCAAGGCAAAAGTTGAAGTTGGGTCAGCGTGGGCGGTAAACTCCATTCTGAACAAGCACGCCGACTTTATGGATTCATTTCCGAAAGCCAATGTATTGGCACGTGAAGCAGACGACGAGGAAGAAGCTCAGATTCTTTCAAAGATTCTCCCGGCAATCGAGGAACACACGGACGCGGAACAGGTTTATAACACCGCCGGTTATGACTTCCTGATAGACGGCACGGCGATTACCTCTGTACTATGGGACCCGATGGCACATGATGGAATGGGTGACATTAAGAAAACCAATGTGGATATTCATAATGTATTTTGGCAACCGGGAATAGAAGACATTCAGCAGTCTAAATATTTCTTTGATGTTTCCGTGGCTGATGTGAACGACGTGAAACTACAGTACCCTGACATAGCGGAGAAGATAGGCGGAGGAAAGCAAGGGTTTATCACCGAGTATATTCACGATGATAATATTAACCATCAGAACGACATTGAAATTATCAATTGCTACTACAAGAAACTGGAAATGAGACCAGTTCTCATTAACATTGACCCTCAGACGGTAGCACAACACCTTGTACCCCGTGAGATTCTGCACATGGCTATTATCATAGGCGACCAGTGCGTTTTCTGTTCAGAGGATAACCCGGAGTACCAGGACGGCTTTTATAAGCATGGCAAATACCCTTATGTATTCCGTAAGTGTTTCCCGGTCAAGGATAGCCCGTGTGGCTTCGGTTATCTCGACATTATGAAGTACCCACAGAGGGACATTGACAAGTTAGACCAGGCAATCATGAAAAATACCATGATGAAAGCAAAGCCGCGCTGGTGGGTAAAGAAGAATGCGGACATCAACAAGGAAGCCTTTGCGGATTGGAATGAAGAGATTGTAGAAGTCGGTTCAGGTGACCTTGGGTCAGCAGTTCAGCAGATGGATGTTGACACGCTCCCGGCAATCGTTGAAACTCACTTGGAAGCGAAAATAGACGAGTTGAAAGAGATTTCAGGAAACAGAGACTTCTCACAGGGTTCTACCGCTTCCGGTGTAACGGCGGCGAGTGCAATAGCAGCTCTTCAGGAAGCTGGAAGCAAATTGTCGAGAGACATTAACAAAGCGATGTACCGAGGTTCAAGAGAAGAGTACTATCTCGAAATTGAACTGATTCGGCAGTTCTACACCGAGCCGAGAACATTCCGTATTGATGATGGATCGGGTCGGTACGAATACATGGACTATTCCAACGTGAACATCGCGCCTCAGGACATTACAACACCCGAAGGAACACGTCACAAAAAGAGCATTTTTGACTTGGAAGTATCGGCAGAAAAGCAGAGTCCATTTTCAAGAGCTTCACAGAACGAGACGGCGAAAGAGCTTTATCAGATGGGACTGTTTGCACCTGATAACGCAACGTCCGCACTGGTTTGTCTCGACATGATGGAGTTCGAGGGCAAAGAGAAGATTAAACAGCAGATTCAGCAGAATGATACATTCATGCAGCAGTTCCAGCAAATGCAACAGCTTATTATTCAGCTCTCACCGGAAGCGGCTGTACAGATGGGACTAGTAGACCCGAACCAAGTTATGATGGCTCAGAACGCAAATAACGGCGCTCCAGGGGTATCTGAGGAAGGGTCGGCAGAAGATAGAGCGGCGAAGAAGACGACAAACACCGACAGACTGGACAGAGCGAGAGAAACAGCTCGTAGCGCCTCGGAGGTGAAGTAGCATGACGACCGTAAAAATGACAGTATCGGAAAATGATATTTTCTTTGAATGCGTGAATCATGCGAACACCCATGATGAGTGTATCATGTACTCGACTCTATGTAACGTGCTCGTGAGCGCCGTTTTACCGCATGGAATTGTGCCGAAGGTGTATGAGCCCGGACACGTCATTATCGTGGCTCACAAGTACACTGAGAGCGTTTTAGCGGTATTCCATGCCGTGTGGGCGACCTTTGTAGAATTGAGAAGTCAATACAACGGTGTAAAATTAATCGGGGTAGACGACTTTAATTCCCGAGACAAGGGATAATCCAAATGTTATAATAGAGCTGTAAGTTAGTTCTATACAGATAGATTCACCTATTAACTTGCGAACCTGATTTTTTCATAATTCCAAACACATAACCTTAAATTCATCGGGAGAGCCTCAGTCTTAACGGACTGGGGCTTTTTTCGTGGGGGAGAGATATGAAAGAGCGTTATATAAAATAGCATTGTCAGAAATTAAGAGTTCGTCGCTCTATAAAAGACAGAAAGGAAATAAAGTATGACAAAGTTCAAATTTAACTGGTCCCTTTTTGACGGAGAAGGTGGAGAAGGCAACGCTTCATCAGGAAGTCAGAGCGGACTGGGAGCAGAAGCAGACAAATTCCTCGCTTCACTTGGCGGTGAGGAGCGGACTGATAACAACGATACTACGGAGTCACCGGAAGTTGCATACGGATTAGACACGGAGGAATCGGATAACAGCGCGTCTGGGTCTGAAAGTCAGGAAGAAATTAGCCCTGAGGAAGAGTTTGCGGAGCTTGTCGGAAAGAACGGCAGATTCCATGAACTTTACGGAAAAGCGGTGTCCGACGCTATCAACAACAGATTCAAGAATCAATCCAGTGCACAGGAGAGAGTTGACAGCTACGAGGACGCATTAGCGCCGATTATGAGACATTACGGACTCGAAAGGGGCGATATTGAGGGATTAACCGAAGCCATTAACAGTGATGATGATTGGATTGAGGACGCCGCCCGTGAGAAGGGTATCACTCCCGACCAATACAGAGAGAATCTACGGCTGCAAGAAGAGCTGGAAAAGAACCAGCGTGCTTTGTCCGAGTACAAGGCGGAGGCAAAGAAAGCGGAACAAATGACCGCATGGAATGCGGAGGCTGACGAGCTTAGAGAATCATTCCCAAACTTTGACCTTGAGCAAGAAATGAGCTACAACCCGAAGTTCACGGACTTAATCGAGAACGGCATTTCCGTAGTCGATGCCTTTGTAGCGACACACACACAAGACATTCTGAAAGGACTCGCCGAAGAGTCTACAAGAAGTGCAAAACAGGATGTAGTGAATCAGATTCAACAGAGACAATCACGACCTGCTGAAAATGGTCTAAAGCACCAACCGGCAGTAGCAAGAAAGGTAAATCCTTCAGAGTTCACGAATGATGATATGGACAAGATTCTGAAGGAAGTAGAGAGTGGTAAAACATTCTCGTTCTAAAGCTCTCTTGTCTGTATCGAAATATACAAGAATACAGAAGGAGCAAAAGAATATGTTTAAGTACGTTTTTAACCTGTTCGATTTGAACACCAACGTTACCACTGCGGCCACCAAACCTACTAACGACCTGTCCCCTGAAATGAAAACCTTCTATGACAAGGTTCTGATTCGTGCGGCAGAACCTGAACTGGTACACGATCAGTTCGGTCAGAAGCGACCAATTCCGGGCGGCAACGGAAAGAAGATTGAGTTCAGAAAGTTCTCTAGTCTTCCGAAGATGGATAAGAAGCCGCTCACCGAGGGTGTAACCCCTGATGGTCAGAGCCTGAACGTAACCAAGTTGGAGGCAGAAATTAAGCAGTACGGCGGATATGTAACCACATCCGACTTGCTGAACCTCACTGCATTTGACCAGGTGACTGCGGAGACCCTGAAGCTTCTCGGTTCCCAGGCGGGCAGAACTTCCGATACCATTACAAGAGATATTCTCTGTGCTGGAACCAAAGCGCTTTTCGCTGGTGAAGCTACACTGAGAACGGAGCTTAAGGCAACAGACACTCTGAAAATTGCGGACATTAAGAAAGCGGTTCGTTGGCTGAAGAGACATAACGCACCGAAGATTGGTGACAGCTACGTGGCAATCGTTCACACCGATACCGCATATGACCTGATGAATGACCCTGAATGGATTGAGGCTCAGAAGTACACAACTTCCGAGAAGATTTTCAACGGAGAAATCGGTCACATGTACGGAGTGCGCTTTGTAGAGTCTACCGAAGCGAAGATTTGGAGCAAGGAAGATTCAGGAGCAACCGTACCTGTATATGCTACCCTCGTACTCGGTGCGGATGCATACGGTATCACTTCCATTAACGGTGGTGGAATCGAAACTATTACTAAACAGCTTGGCTCGGGCGGAACTGCGGACCCACTGAATCAGAGAGCAACAATGGGTTGGAAGCTGAACAAGACAGCAACGATTCTTGACGATTTCAGAATGGTAAGAATCGAGCACACCTGCACTGGGGCAGAGGACGTGTCCAACTAAAGCCAAGCATTAACGAAGGAGTTAATATGGCAAAAGCAAAAAAAGAATCTGCAAAAGCAGAGGTAGAATCTGCTGTAGTAGAAAAAACTTCTGATAAAGCAGAAGCAAAACCAAAAACCGTAGTAATTCAGCTTCCGGTTATCGAGGGCATGGGTGACAGCGTTTATGTCGGTGTCAACATGAAGGACTATCAGATTAAGCGTGGAGAGCCTGTAGAAGTGCCATTGTGCGTGGCAGACGTTCTTAGGAATTCCGACAAGCAGATGATGGTAGCAATGCAGAAACAGGAAGAAATGACATCGAAGAATTACGGTGAAGTGTAAACGCGATGGGGGAAGCAGAAACTTCTGTTTCCCCTTTTTGTAAAGGAGCAGAAATGAAAGTAAAAGACCTTCTGAATTTAATTAAGACGGAGAAGCCGAATTCTTTCAGTGATGAAATGCTCTTGGGATATATCAACGAGATTGAAGCAGAGGTGCAAGACCAAATGGAGATTGTGCCGGTTACAAGCTACGACTTGAAGCTGGACATGGATAAGGACCTTTTGGTTAAACCGCCATACGACAAGCTCTATATATCATATCTTAAAGCAAGGATAGATTATGTCCTTGAAGAGTACGAGAATTACGAGAACGACCAAGCACAGCATATCGCCGATTTCAGGGATTTTGCGGATTGGTCAGTCAGAACTAGGGCATATCACAAAAGAAGCCCTAAACGCTTTATAAACGTGTTTTAAAGGGGGTGTAGGCAATGCCACTACAAGCATTACAGAATAAGCCGTCACCGCTTGAAGAGCGTGTTATAGAGTTCAAGGGACTGAATAGAAAAGCTTCCGTAGAGTCGGGGGAAATGGCAGATATGCTGAACATGTCATGCGACTTATACCCAACGCTCACTCAGAGAAAAGCACGCGGCTTGTTTACAGAGATTCCGCTTGATTGTACAAAGGCTCAAGACCTTATGGAGCGTAGAGACCCTACAGATTCAAGAACAAAACTAGCAATCGTTGGTGCGAACTCTGATGGAGTATGGCGTTTTTGGTACGACGGAACGATGTACGACATGGCGCTTACATCTAAAGAGAAGATGGTAGCGGTGAACAATTACATTTGTTTCTTCCCATCGAAGCAGTGGTTCAACGTAGGGACTAAAGATTTCGGTTCAATGGGGTATTTCCATCATAATGTAAGTGAAGATTACCTTGATGGAATTGAGAACCCGGCAGAAGACTACATGATTCACGACTACAGCGCAGATTGGATAGGGCGAGTATTAATTGACCCACAGGACCAGGAGCACCTATATCTGATGGTTACGGCGAGAGGACAAAAATATCCGGCGGGGCAAACCTTTAACGGCAAGTTCTCGGAGCTTAAAAGTATGCTTCGAATAGGCGATGTTGTCAGATTGTCGGGAGATTTTGTCGGACTGAACAACAAAACCGTGAAAGCTGCGGAGGGAAACGAAGGTGTGCTTGCAGACGATGAAGGAAACTTCACAGCACCGCAAATTCCTATTACCGTGCTTGACGTATTGAAGATTGGGGATATTCCTATTCCTACGTTCAATTACACGGCGTATGACGGCGCAACGGGAGACCCATTCGATTTGTCCGTTGCACTCGGTACAAAGGGAACGTATGAAGGAATCTTCATCAAATTCAGTAAAGACGAGTTTTCCTCGGTTACTGCATACATTAGTCCATGCACGGCAAGTTCTTTAATGAACAGCAAGTACACAGGATTCTTTGCGGGTCATTTAAAGGTTGAGCGTGTCGTTCCCGAGCTTGACTTCTTCATGGAGTGGAACAACCGACTTTGGGGAGTGAGCAACAAGGATAATACGATTTATGCCAGCAAACTGGGAGACCCTATGTCATGGGATTATTATCAGAACACAAGCATGGATTCCTACTATGCACAGCAAGGAACGAACGGCAATTGGACTGGTTGTGCGGTGTACTCGTCTCACCTTCTGTTCTTTAAAGAGAACTTCATTCACAGAGTTTACGGTTCAGCGCCTTCATCTTTCCAAACATCGATTATCGAGGGGTTCGGAGTGGAAGAAGGTTCAAGTGAATCTATAGCTACAGTGAATAACATGATTTTCTACAAGTCGCCAGTGGGGATTATGTGCTATGAGGGCGGAAACCCATACAGCATTAGTGAAAAGTTCGGCGACTGGAAGTACGACAATGTTGTGTCGGGATCGCGCCATAAGAAATACTATGCCTCAATCCACATGAAGGGCGGCGGCTATAAGGTTCTCGTTTGCGATACTGGCACGGGACTTTGGCATATCGAGGACACGGTGGGTGTGCACTGCTTCCGAAACTACAAGAACAAGCTACTGATGGTGGATAACGCACAGAAAAATGTTCTCGTATTGGACGCAGAAGATTTTGACATAGCACCGGTGAAGAACGATGAACCTATTCCCTGGAGCGTCACTTTCGGACCATTCGATGAATACATCGAAAATCAGAAGATATATTCCAAGCTACAGATGAGAGTTCAGCTACCCGAAACAGCAACGCTCAAAATAGAGATTGCTATGAATGCGCTAAAGCTCAGTGACTGTAAATGGGAGACCATAAAGGAGATTTCCGCAGAGAATGAACTTTCGGTTCATGTGCCGATTGTTCCGAGAAGATGTTCGAGGTTCTATGTACGGCTAACTGGTGTCGGTCGTTGTCGAATTGATTCTTTCACACGGAAATACAGACAGGGTTCTTCAAGAGTGGTTAAGCAGTGATAATTGATTATGACCACAACCCGAACATAGACGGAGAGAAGAGGCTTCAATCACTAAAGGAGTCTGTTCAAAGAGCGTTAGATGAAGTATCTAACACGGACACCAAGGAAACGACAGTTAAAGAAATCAAGAATTTCTACACGAACAATACAACTATAGTTCAAGGGGACGGTTCTTCTCCAATACCCGAAGATGAAATAACGTCTCTATTGAACAATCTATTTAACGATTAATTGGGGGTAATTATGGCAACTTATTTAGATAATGCGGGTGTAACACAAATTCTCACAAAGATTAAGTCTCTATTGGCAAAGAAGGCAGAAATTACGGCGATTCCAACGAAGGTATCACAGCTAACAAATGACAGTCAGTATCAAAATGCGACCGAAGTTAATACCAAGATTGGCACTGAACTTGGAAAGCTGGACTACGACTTTAAGGACGAGCAGGAAGGTAATAGCTTTGCGGCGAATTGGTTCCTGTCCGGTATTACTCAGACAGACGGAAAAATCAAGGCAGAGAAAGCCGACTTTGATAAAGCGTGGGGTACCGCTTTCCAGACGTCAGTTTCTAGAGGTGGTGAAGCAATTACCGAGACTCAGGTAGATTCGAAGATTAGAGCCGCAGTCGACAAAATCACATCGTTCGAGTACAAAGTTGTAAGCGAACTCCCGCCTGAAAGTGATGGAGTGAAGGGAACTATCTATCTGCTTCGTCACGGTGGGAATGATAACACCAACTCTTTCGATGAGTATATTTTAGTCGACACGTATAGTTCCGGCGGAATTACATACAGTGCGCACTATGAGAAAATCGGTACAACCGATATTGACCTCACACCGTACGCAAAGAAAACGGAGATTCCTACGGCGGTATCAGACCTCGCAAACGACTTGGGTTTCGAAACCTCAGAAAATGTTGGAAGTAGAATAACCAGCGCCATTAGCGTACTTGATTACAGCGATACCGCCGAAGAGGGGAAATATGTATCGTCTGTATCGGAAACGAACGGTGTAATCAAAGTGACGAGAGCGAGCTTGCCAGCCGTAGGAACAGCAGATTCACCAATATCGAATGCAACGATTGAGAGTATCTTCACACAGGTATTCGGTTAGGAGATAGCCTATGAAACTAGACGACGTTGGTCTAAAAAAGGTATTTGAGCTTATGAAGGGTAGGATTTGGAAAGAATGCTATCCCGTAGGCTCAATCTATATGAGCGTGAATTCCACAGACCCATCAACTTTGTTCGGTGGGTCGTGGGAACGGATTCAAGACACGTTCCTTCTTGCTTCCGGTAACTCATACGGTGCTGGTAGCACTGGTGGTTCTGCTGACGCAGTAGTGGTGAAGCACCTTCATCAACCGTCTACTGGTGACGGATTTAACGCTTATATGAGCGGCACGGTTGAAAGAGTACGCTTAGGAACGTCAACAGCAAGCAGTGCGCGGTATGCGATTGTTGGAAAGAAGAATGCTTCAAGTGCGGATGCCTCGGGACTCAGATATGCTGGTAGTACGGACTGGACAGGAAGTGATGGAGCGGGAAAGAATATGCCACCGTACTTAGCCGTGTATGTGTGGAAGAGAACGGCGTAGGAGGTGAATATGTCAATAGTAAGAGGTGATACCTTCACGGTATCAATAGATGTTTACGGAGACAGGTTCAGGAACGCCTTGAGCGAAGAAAAAGTCGTTCTTGTGACCTTTCAGCAGAATGAAGTAAGCATTACAAAATACAATAAAGAGCTTGAAATCAAAGAAATTACGGAAACATTTGAATCTCAACCCGACCCAGACCATTATATGTCGGGAATCAGAACAATCGGTGCAAATGTAAAATGCCACCTAACGGCAGAAGAAACAATGAGATTCCAAGTAGGCGGTGTTCAGGTTCAGCTTAAATGGGGCGATGAGAACGGCAACAAATGCAGTGCAAAGGTTGTTCAGATACCAGTCGGGGGAAGTCTTAGGGAAGCTCCACCAAGAACGAAGGAGGACGAAATATGTCTGATGTAAGAATGGAGGTACGAGACAGCGAGGAAACATATGTTGTTTCAAGTGACGTTGGCTACAAGTACCTTAACGGACGAGTTACCGCCCTCGAAGGGTCTTTAGAAAAAGACCTTGCGGATAAATGGGCAAAGGCTCTACAGGAAATCAATAATTATTTAAACAATCTACAGGTGAACATTGTCGGCAACAAGATTGTTGATGAACTCCCCGAAGTTGGCGATCCCGGAATTCTGTACCTTGTCATGAATGAAGCTGGGACAGCGTACACTTCATACATTTATGCGAATGACAAGTGGGTGAAACTTGCTGTTATCGACTTCTCGAAGTACGTTCCGATTACACGGAAGGTGAATGAGAAGACACTCGATACGGATATAGTTCTCACGGCGACAGACATTGGCGGGTATAAAACTATGGTGAGAGGTTCTAATGCCCATGCGGAAGGCAACGCTAGCAAAGCCCTAGGGAATACAAGTCATGCCGAAGGTTGGCATTGCACTACTAGCGGCGACGGCTCGCACGCAGAAGGAACAGAGACGATAGCAAGCGGAGAAGCCTCACATGCCGAAGGGTCAAGAAAGACAACAGCGAGTGGTGTGGCTTCTCATGCAGAGGGCACAGCGACAACTGCTCAGGGAAATTGTTCTCATTCTGAAGGTTGGCAGACGATCGCCAATGGAGATAGTCAGCATGTTCAGGGTAACTGTAATGTTATTGATAACCTTAACAAGTTTGCGGACATTGTGGGAAACGGAACTGATGACGCGAACCGCTCAAACGCTTATGCCCTTGATTGGGACGGAAACTTATATCTTAAAGGTGGCGTGTACGTAAACTGTAATGCAGACTCTACAGGTGGAACAAAATTAAGCCTTGATGTTGATTCCATCATGGGTGCCATTAAAGACCAGCTGTACGAGAAGGTTTACCCGGTCGGCTCTGTATACATGACAAGTGATGATAACTTCAATCCGGAAGAGGTTTTCGGTGGAACATGGCACCACGTTACCGATGATGTTTATCTCAAAGCGGTTATGAGCGGCGGCGGTTCTACAGGTGGTTCTACAGACCACGTTATTACATCATCGAATCTTCCACCACACGTGCATGGAATGAGGCACACTCACAATGTATCGAGCAAAGGATATTACGCAATTGCGACTCAGAAGGTGTGGCAGTTTGAGACGTTCGGGGGAAAGTTTGTCGACAATTCGGCAAGATACAAGGTGCCGATGGTTCGCACGGCTACAAGTAGCAGCCCTTCGGGAGAGCAGAGAGATTGTAAAACAACAGGTAGCGCTAGTATTACCGATACAGGAACAGGTAGCTTTGCAAATACCGCATACCATCCTGGCTATTACGGCGTGCATATCTGGGAACGGAGGGCGTAATGAATCACCCTATCATGTTTACGGTAAGCGATATTTTGTGGTTGGCGGGAGCAATAGTAGCTATTTCAGCCGCAGTAAAAGTAATAGCGGAGTGTATCAATAGAATGCAGAAGCCAAATAAGACACAAGATGAACGAATTGGAAAGCTTGAGAAAAAAGCAGTTGCGGATTATGAAAGACTGAATCAGCTAGAAGAGGGGAACGCAATTACGCAGCGTGCCTTGTTGGCACTTCTCGCTCATGGAATAGATGGAAACGACATTGAAGCGATGAAACAGGCGAAAGCGGAGCTAACCGACTATCTGATAGGGCGCTGATGTAGCCTTATACGGCTCATATTTGCGCTCTGGCGGCTTTCAATTCTCCCACGGTATAAATTATCACTCATATAAACAAAAGCTCTCACAGAGCGGATTTGGAGGAAGAAATGGACATGACAACTATTACTCAGTATTTCGTACCACAGATTGTGGCTTTCTGTTTGTGCGTAGGTTTTGTGATGAAGCGATGGCTTCCGATGGATAACAAGTGGATTCCAACCGCACTGTTCATCATCGGTATCGTTTGCGGAATTGCTACCACAGGAATGACTTTTGACGGTGTTGTATTCGGTGCTGTTTCGGGTCTTGCTTCCGTGGGACTGAATCAGTCCTTCCAACAGGCACTGGGACTCAATGTGCGTCCGAATATTGAAATGACCGACGACGAAGTACAGGATTTTGAACTGGCAGAAGAAGAGGACGAAGCAGACGACGAAGAAGGTGAAGAAAATGAGTAAGACAATTGCGGTTCAGTGTGGCCACGGTGTAAGCATTGATGGCTCTTGGGATTCCGGTTGCGTATATAAGGGACATACCGAAGCGGCGCTCATGCTGAAAATCACAAAGGCCGCTGTTAAGTATCTGCGGAAATCGGGTGTAACCGTGATTTCGGATGCCGACCACGGAAACAACAAGAATATGATTGCGGATGTACGGTGGGCGAACAACGTAGGGTGCAAACTCTATGTGTCGATTCACTGCGACTATAGCGGAGCACCGAAGGGAGTAATGCCGCTTTATGTGTCCGGCAGTGGAAAGAAGCTGGGAAAGTGTCTTGAAAAATCTATCAAGAAAGACTTGAAGATGAGAAGCAGAGGTGTTCAGAAGAGAACCGACCTTTGGGAACTGAACGGAACGGATATGACGGCTTGTATTCTTGAAACAGGAAGTATTAAAGGCGATTTGGCTACACTTAAAGGCAAGCCTGATACATACGGCAAAGCGATTGCAAAGGGTATCTGCGCATATCTTGGAGTTACGTTTAAGGAAGGTTCAAAGCCAAAGCTAAAGCCGAAGGATACCTACCGTGTCCGTAAAACGTGGAAAGACGCAAAGTCTCAGAAGGGAGCTTTCTCAAGTCTTGCCAGCGCTAAGAAGTGTGCGGATAAATACGGCTATCCCGTTTATAACAGCAAGGGAAAGGTGGTGTATCGTGGCTAAAAGTAGGAAGATTAACAGGACTTACGTTGTTATCAAGGCTGACCCCCTGCGGGTCAAGCCTTCTTACAAATCGAAGCTGAAAAAGACTCTTTCGGTTGGAACAAAGGTTCATGCAACGAAGATTAAAGGTTACTACATCTATGTTCCGGCGCTTAAAGGTTGGACGATTTGGAAGGACAGCAAAGGACATAAATATGTCCGCCTTGTATCCGTCCCGAAGAGTACAAAAGCAGATAAGCTGCTGAAAGAACTTAAGGTGATCGCACAGAAGTTAATCAAGGCTGGTGTGAAGTATAACGCTAATCATCCGTGTAAGAGTTTGTCCAGTGCGTTAAAGGGCAAGAGAACGAATTGTGCGACCTTTATCTCTTTCGGATTACAGGAAATTGGTGTGCTTCCGAAGGGAAAGTACATTTGGCTTGATACGAAGATTCACGGAACAGGGAAAAACATTATCAAGAAAAAGGCGAAGATTGCCTATCCTCGGAAGAAATGGAAAAAGGCAAAATTAAAACCTGGTGACATTTGCGGGTTTGCACATAAGCCTCATACGATGGTGTATGTCGGAAAGGATAAGAACGGACATGCCCTATGGTATTCGGCTGGCGGTTCAGATGTTAAACCGAAAAATCTTGGTCCAAAGAGAAAGCAGAAGTACGAGAACAGAACGGTATATGTGCGAATTCGCTTGAAATAGCGGTGTGGCGGGGCGAATATAGCCCCGCTTTTCTTATATGCTAAAACAAAAACATACTTACGAAAGGAGTATAAATAATGGGCGGAATAAAGTATGTAAAAACGAAAGCCCCAACTGTGAAATCACCCGCATACAAAGCACCATCGGGATATAAGGGAGCGTATGACAAGCAGCTCTCAGGCGCCCTTAACAGTGTCGTAAATTGGAAGTACGACCCAACAAAGGACGCTAGTTATCAGTCGTTGGCGAAACTTTACACTCAGCGTGGAGAACAGGCGGCTAGGAATACAATGGGGGATGCGGCGGCGCTCAATGGCGGATTTGGAACAAGCTATGCGGTTAGTGCGGCTCAGCAGTCTAGAAACGACTATAACGCGGAATTTGCCACAAAGGCTATGGAGCTTGAAGATAAAGCGTATAATCGCGCTTCCACTTCATTGTCTGCACTTAGAGACGCGGACGACACGTCATATGGACGGTACAGAGACAAGGTATCTGATAGCCAGTGGGGATATGAGCAGAAGAATAACAACTATTGGCAGGGTAAAAACTTCAAGGAAGATGCTCTCATGAATCGGCTTAATTACAATGTGAACGTATATCAGGCAAAAAAAAGTAGCTCTTCCGGGGGTCGGAAGTCCTCTCGGAAGAGTAGTGGCGGTGGTAGAAGAAGTAGCGGAAGCACTTATTACTCTCCTAGCGCATCGACTTCCAGAGGTTCAAGCAGTTCGGGTGGCGGTGGAAAGTCATTTGCCGATAAAGTAATGTCGGCGGCATCCAAACTTCAGAAAAACAAGAAGAAATAGAAAGGGGCATTGCCTTGGGAAAGAAAGATAAGAAAGCATATCAAGCGTATCTTAACGCCCACAAAGGAAAGGGTTCTTCCGGGAACTCTTTCCTTTCTACTAATACGAACAAAAGCAAGAAGGAAGTAAAGAAGCGTGTAAAGGCAGTCAGGAAGTCTACACCTAAAAAGAGTGGAAGTCAGGCTTATAGAGAGTATCAGAACATTCACTCGGGAAACGGCTCTACAGGAAATACTTTCCAGTCTACCAACGCAAACAAGAGCAAGAAGGAAGTAAAGAGAAGAGTTCAGAGCGTTTCCACACCTTCTACTTCTTCACAGCGTGATAGCTATGAAGCACGGAAAAAGGCGGCGAACAGTTACCTTAACAGGGAGCGTTCGTCTACTTCTCGTCTCGGAAATACTTTTCAGGCAACAAGGGAAACCGCAAAATATAATCCCGAAAAGCGTGAAAGACAGCAGTCTATCGAGAAAAAGAGAAGAGAAGGTATTCAGGCGGTAGAGAACCGCTATGCGAAAACTTCCAGTCCGTCAAAGCTCCATGACGGTGTTATGTCTGAACAGCAGACCGAACCTATCCACGAAAAACAGGTTAAGATTGAAAATGAGATAACCGAACAGAACAGACAGCGTGCAAAGGACTACATGGAACAGGAGTCCTCGGGGCAGAAACAGCATGAAGGAAAGTTCAACGGAACAAAGAATGCGAATCAGCAAGAAGCGGTTCGTGGAATGGCAGAGGTTAGGAAAAATAATCAGGATCGCATTGAAGCAGAAAACGCACGGAAGAATCTTCAGGCGAAGGAAAAGGAGAGTGGGTCAAACGGAAGCTCTCAGCTCGGGAACAACTTTAACAAGGACGTTAACGCCGTCCGTGATAGCGTAAAGAATAAATCGGGCAAATACTACGATGAGGCACAGCGGATTAAGAAGAACGAAGAGACAGAGCGTGCGAATCAGGCGGCTTCATTAAAAAGAATTTCCGACAAGTCGGACAGACAGGTAGAGATTGAGAATCAGAAGAAACTTGAAGAAACACAGAAGCAGCTCTCGAAGAATCGGAGCAAGGAAAAGGTTTCCTACGGTGCTTCACCTATGGAAATGGGCGAACATCAGAACGGTTCTACAGCTTCTCGGAGAATGGATAACAACCGCATTGATTTATCCAATACAAAGCTTGCTCGTGCCGATGAGAGATTAAGTGACGCTACAGTCGGAACAGGAAAGCAGATTGTCGGCGGCTTTGCAAAAACAGCTGGTGATGTTGCGGACGTGTACACAAGACATGGTGGAGCTTCCATCGTAAAGGCAAACAAATTCGAAGAAGACAGATTCATCAATAGTCAGATTCAGCGGAAAGACGTGTCAGAGGGCACTAAAAACACTCTTAGAGGGGTCAAGGAGGGCTATAGCAACGCAGAAGAGTATATGCGTAGCGGTGGCATGTATAACCCCGGAAAGGCGCTATATTCAGTCGGAGAGAAGATTCAGGTAAGCGGTGATAAGCAAGTTGAAAAGTCCATGGAGGGATTGACTCGGTTCGAGAAGATTCTCATGGGTGCTTATACCTCGGGTCTCGGTACGGCGGCAGATATGAGTTTTGGCCCGTATTGGGCGGTGTCCATGGCGGCTAGAACATACGGTAACACAAGGGGCAGTGCGGAAGCACAGGGAGCAACAGCCGGAGAAGATAGGCTCTATTCCGTGCTTCAGGCGCTTAAAGAGACGGGAACAGAGTACATGTTCGCTGGTGCCGGTCTTGCCAGCAAGCTCACAGGTGCCGGGGCGGCTCTTGAAAAAACTGGTCTCGGTGCTTTAAAGTCAACCGCACTTGATAGACTCGCCGTAGGTGTGGGAAACAGATTCGGAAATGTTGCGGCTAATGTGGCTTATTCGGGTGCGAAACTTGCCCTTGGTGGAACAGAAGAAGCAACCGAAGAACTTGTAGGCGGTCTTTTGGATGCGCCTATCTCAAACCTTTCCTATGGAAATGCCGTGGATGAACGGAGAGAAAAGAGCTATCGTGAAATGCTTCTCAGTGGCTCTGATAACCTTGAAGATAGAATCTCGAATGAGGCGGCACAGTACGGAGTCAGTAGGGAAGAACTGGCGAAGGTATACGGCGAAGATATTAACAGTAAAGAGTTCCTGGAAGAGCAGATTCAATCCTATGTTGATTCGGGAATGAGTCAAAAGCAAGCTGCTTCCATGGCAGAGAAAATGCAACAGTACTTATCCGCAAGCATTTCGGGAGACTCTAAAAAGGCGAAAAAGCTTGAAGATGAAATGACGGCAGATTACATGAAGATGGTTTCTGTAAAACAGAAATTTTCCGCATCCGAAACTTTGGATGCCATGGCTTCTGCATACATTATGACAGCGGTAACGGGCGTTGCGACTAACGGTCGTGCTCTTTCCTATGGAGCAAATGTCAGAGACAGCTTGAAGCAAGACTATGTAGTGAAGAGCATGAGGGGACTTGATGATAATGTCAGCCCTGAAATTCTTAGGAACGTGCTCTCGGAGAAGGTATCAAGCTACAACACGGCACAGGCAATGGCAGATATTGCGGTAAACGTAGAGGATAGCAAAATTGCCACAAGAGCACAGGCGATTAAAGACACTGCAAACGAGGGAACGGATATTGCCTTGGAGCAGTACGCAGATATGGCTCACGCAATCAATGTTCAAATGACAAAGAACTCGGAGTCCATTCAGACTGCACGGAATTTAGCTATGCGGAAGGTGGAGAATGAAAACCTTGACGCTGGGGCAGACAGACTTATTAATGGAACGTCTAAAGTGGCCCAGAAGCACGGAGACGAAGTTGTGAAGAGAGTCACCGATACGGCCATTGAAATGAATAAGTCTTTCGATGAAGATAGACAGCTTGATGATGTTCAAATTGGCGATGTGGCAAGAGCGGCGGGAAACCTTGAAACGGGAACGCTTAATCCCGAAGACGTTGAAACCCTCATGTCAAACAAAACAGAAGAGCGTGAAGTGTTCGAAAAGGCGACCGTGGAGAAGTTGCCTCAGGTTCTGAACAGTGATGGCACATTGAATGCGGTTGAGACGAACAAAGCGACAAGGGAATATCTCTTTGCAAAGGCGGCAGATAACTTTGTTGCACGTGCTAGGGAAGAGAATAAAGTCTACAAGAGCGAAGTTCGCGGAAGATATGAATCGGAATACTCCAACAACATGGGGTCTATCGGTCAGAGCGTAGTTCAGGAGATTTCGAACAAAGCGGACGTTTCATCGGAAGCAGATTACAACGTGCTTATGCGGCAGATGGAGCGTGCCTACAATGCGGCGAAGGAAGGAAAGCCCGATACTATTCTCGATACAATCAAGCGTGACATTGTGGAGAACTACGGATTCAATGCAGAAGATGTAGACTCCATGATTAGAGCGGGAAAAATTGATTCGGGCGGCAACGGCTTTACCGTAAAGGCAAGCGGAAATGCGAATGCCGAAACAAGAAAAGCGCTCAAGCAGTTCGCCGATATTTTCTCGGTGAATATTGAACTTACCGACGACATTCAGAGCTACACAGGCGGAGCCGATGTGAACGGTCTCTTTGACTATGCAACGAATACAATCATCTTGAATTCTGCAACACCATCGGAAAACATGGCATATACCGCAATGCACGAACTTGTCCACGGTATCAAGGATTATGACATGAAGGGTTATGATAACCTCGCCAAAGCGTTCAAGACGATGTGGACACAGGATAATGCGGAGAACTTCAACAAGACGATTAAGGACGTGAAAGAACGCTACAAGAAAGCGGGTAAGAAGCTGAATGATGAACAGGCTTTAGAAGAGGTTATTTGTTCTCAAATGGGCGAAATTCTGCATGATGATAAGTTCATGAACAGAATTACCGAAAAGCATTTTAAAGCCGGCAGAACGCTTCTAAACGCCGTCAGAAGGGTAATCAGAAAGATTCGGGATATATTCGGTCTCGGAAATCAGTTCGACAGCAGATACAAGGAAGCTCTGTTCTCTCAATACAATCTCCTTAAGGATGCCGAAGAGTTTTTGGCAACAGCACTTCACAACAAAAAGCTTGCTATGGGTCTCGGAAAGATGGTACAGCGTGAAGGAAAAGCATATTCCGTGGATGATGATTATTCTATGGAAGTTGAACCGGAAGTTGATTATGACTACATCCGACACTTAACACCGGAAGAGTATGAACAGCAGCTTAAGAAATACGGTGACGAAAGATGGACGATTGCCGACCAGGAAAAGCTCGACAGCTTAAAGGGTACGGAGGACGAGTGGGATGAACTTTCCGAAAAAGAAGAGCGTGTAGCACAGTTAATCGAGTACAGACGGCGTGTCGGTCTCGAAACGGAGTCCGAAGAATCCGGTTATGATGATGAGTACGACGATTACATTAAAGGCTTCACGAACATTGAGAACAGTGAAGACAGCGAACTTGTAAACGAACTTATCAATTGGAATGAAGAGACGAAAGACCATAAGGATTTCAAGAAACAGTCGTTCCCACGATTCAACCCCATGGTTAAACAAGATAACATCGACACGAGAGCAGAAATCCGTGAAACAATTGATTCCGTCATCGAACCGCTTAAGGCAGATAAAAAACTCACACATGGACAGGTTCTAAACGCAAAGTCCGTGAAGAACAAAGTCGGCGATCTCCTTCATAAGGTTGTCGGTGATGATACCACCATGTCGAAGAAAACCATGCGTGAGACAAGAGATTTTGCGGTGGACGCACTCACAACGGCATACTATGAGCTTCAGAAGGAACATCCGAATATGGATGTCGTTTATGATGTCTTGGAAAAGGCAAGCGAAGAGATTGTTGATGTGATTGATTACAACTATGAGAACGATGAAATGCGTGAATTTCTGCTTGTGAAAAAAGCGCTACGCAGAAACCCTATCTACATTGCAAGACGAAGTTGGGGAGATTACGGCACTGTTGGTGGAGTTGGCACAACGGAAGCAAACAGAGCTTTTCAATATGTTACCGTACGCCACGCAGATGTTAGTAATCGTGGCGTATTCGGTCAAATGGTTGATTCAGGCAAGATAAAAAAGCGGGCAAATTCGGATGTATACCTATCAGAGGATTTGGACGGATATACAGAATTGCTTTTCGGAACAGATGATGCCATCACACAACCAAGAGGGTTAAGTGAAAACTACGATTTGCACAATGACGATTCATTGCCATATTTACTCGAAGAGCGTATGCAGAATTGGGCGAACAGCCTTAAAGGGTTGAGTGAATACGATTGCAATCAGATGAAAAAGGCTCTTGTTAACGACCTTTCGGAAATTCTTATTCAGGATGCGGAATCGTACAAAACCTATGCAGATAAGCAGAAGGAAAAGTATGACACCATGAAGAATCGCCTTAAGGGTGAAAGGGACGCTCTCGCCGCCAAACTGAAAGACACAAACGACACGTTGGAGAAAACGAAAACTGCGGCGAAAAATCAGGCGAAGAAATACGAGAAGAAGCTCGAATCTCAGGAAACGAAGTACAAGAAGATGATTGATACGAGGGAAAAACGTATCGAGAAGGTGAAGGAAAAGAACAAAGCGAAAGAAGAAAAGCGGAAGCGCCGTGAAGAGGAAAAGAAGGTTCTCAATAATATCAACGTGAACTACGCATGGCTTTCTTCACGGCTTCTCACGAAGGAGCGGAAGTACGAGAAAAACATTCCACAGGAGATTCGGAGACCGCTCGCACAAGCTCTTGTAGCTCTCGACATTCAGACGGCAAACTCTGTTAAGGCAGAGCAGAGGTCGATTAAAAAGACAGGAACACCTACAGGAGCCGCTTTGAAGATTCACGCCTTAAGAGATTCACTACGTGAAATCTCTAAAGAGAAGGAGTATCAGGGTATGTTCACGGAGAACGAGGTTCTCATGAATAATCTTGAAGTGCTCGCTTCCATCAACAAGCCTATGAGAGATATGACCATCGAAGAGCTGAAGGTTGTAAAAGATGTTCTGAAGGGCATCCGATTTGAGATTACCGAAGGACAGGAAATGGACCTGAACGGACAGAAACAGTCGTACAAAAGAATCAGTGATAATATCTGCAATGACTTTGAAGAAATGATTAAGAAGTACGGCGAAGCGAAGAAATTCAAAGGTGCGTATGGATTAGTTCGTGACTTTGTGAACTTTGATAACGTAACACCGATGAGCTTTTTCAAGAATGCCGGCGGCACATTCGGTCATATTTGGGACGTGCTTAGAAACTCTCAGGATAAGTATTTCCAGTACACCAAAGAGACGGCAGAGTTCGTTGAAACCCTTCCGGGCAACAAGCGGTGGTTGCGCCTTAACGGTGGACACAGTGACGCTCAGAAGTGGCAAGACCACAGGAACGAGATTGAGCTTGAATCGGGAAAGAAGATTGATGTGAGCGACACTCAGATTATGTCGCTTTATCTGCTGGCGAAGCGTGAAGCAGCTATGCGTCACATTCGCGACGGTGAAGGAATCCGTGTTCCTGTTATTAACAAGGACACACGGAAGATTCGTGAGAAGGTAGCAGACAAGGTGCTTATGCGTGACATGACCGACTATAAGACGGTGGCAGTAACCGATGCAGATTTGGCGGATATGTTCTCACGGCTCACTCAAAAGCAGAAGGATTTTGCCAACGCAATGCAAGACTATCTCTCAACGGTTATTGCAGAACGGGGTAACAAGGCTTCCATGGAAATGTACGGAGTTAGACTGTTCGAGGAAGAAAACTACTTCCCAATGTACACGGTCCAGGACGGAAAGTTTAAAAACCTTGAAACAGGCTACAACGGCATTGCTGGTATTCCTGATCCTGGATGGAGTAAGAACGTAAACGAAAAGGCAGAGAACGCTCTTGTGATTGAGGATTGTATCAGAGTGTTTGCTCGTCACTGCGATGAAATGAATCTGTACGCTTCTTCACAAAAAGCACTGAAAGCCATTACTCGACTTCTGAATACGGGTGACGTGAGCAATCAGATGATTCGGGCATTCGGTATTCAGTCTATCGACTACACGAAGAATATCATCAACGACTTTAGACACCAGCAGGACAAGAAGGTTGACGGTTGGTCGAAGATTATCAATGCCGGAATGAATAACTACAAGAGAGCTGCTATTGCCGCAAACCTTAGTGTATGGGCACAGCAGTACACGGCAGTATGCAGAGCGTGGATGGAGATTAGCCCGAAGTATTTCTTTCTGCGGAGTCCTAAAGACACCATGCTCCCAGCAAGGATTCAGTCGAAAAAGCGGAACGCTCTGATTGAAGAAATGAACAAGTACTGTCCTATCACGTGGTGGAAGTTCCAAGGCAACCATGAACTGAACTTCTCTCGTTCGTCGGAAGATATTATCATGAACAAAAAGTCTATTCGTGATAAGCTCGCCATGGGCGTTTATGAAGCGGCAGACCTTAGAACATGGCTCCACATTTGGAAAGCTGTAAAGGCAGAGACAAGGGCAACACGGAAAGACTTGAAACCAGGCAGTGAAGAATTCCTTAAGTACTGCGGTGAACGTGCGGCATACATTTTCGACTACACTCAGACGGTAGATTCTCCACTTCACAGAGCACAGATTATGCGTGATAAGAACGTCATTGCTAAATCTGTTTCCTCGTTCAAAGCGGAGCCTTTAAAGACATTCAACATCTTCAGAGACGCTTTAATCGAAGCAAGCCGTTACAAGAAGGAAGGGAAAAAGTTGAAAGCCGCTAAAGCAGTCACGAAGATGGCGACGGTTCTCACAATCAATTCCTTTGCGGCGGCATTTGCAAAGACTCTCATTCAGGCAATGAGAAAAACGGATAAGGCGAAAGATGAAGATGAGCCTATCACCTATCTTGCGGCATTTAAAGAACTGTTTGGCGATAACTTCTGGTCAAATGAAAACCCAATTCGGCAGATTCCGGGATTCGAAGAGTTGTGGGGCGTATTCAACACGACACTTGACCTTCTCAGTGGAGAGGAAGTTGATTATTTCAGTTTAATGTCTCAGAGCAATATTACTTCCGATTGGCTTTACTCAATCAATAAAGCGCTCTATAAGTACAACAAGAAGAAAGCGGACAATGACTTGTCAATCGGTGATAGTGTCGATTTCCTGAACACGATTCTCGCCTTTGCGGGATTCGGTTTTGCCAATGCGAAACGAGACGTTGGAGCAATAACAAACGCTCTCGGATTACCTGATCCGTTCGCTGTTTTCGCGGACGCTGCGGAGGATCGCGTGGATGTATTCGCAAAGAAGTACAAGGAAATGGGCGGTTCGGTTCCTGGGGAGCCTAACGCTGTTGAGAAAAAGCTCGGTGGAGTTGCGGAAAAGGCTGCTAAATCAAACTCGCTTTTCGGAAAACTTAAGAGCGCCTACGAAAAACTCTCGACCTCAGAGGATACAGACGACTATGGTTTTTGGGACGATGAAGGACTAGGTGGAAGAACGATTAAGGCTCTTTTCAAAGTCAAGGAAGGTTCGAAGCTCGATGATAGGCTCGATTCCTTGGGATTCACGAGAGACAAGAAGGAACGTGAAAAGGCGGCTTTCGATGCCGACGTAAAGGCGGCGCTCGCAAAAGCTCAGGGCAAGAAGGGTGAGTACCGTGAAGAGGCTGTAGTCAACTATATCAAGAAGG